TGCACAGTTAAAAATCATGTCAGTATCTCCGTTCATTGGTAACGAAGAAAACGTAACAAATGAAGACTTTGTTGTAAAAATCAAAGAATCTTCATCAATTCTATAAGGAGAAAATAAACTATGGCTATATCACGATCACAACTAGTTAAAGAACTAGAACCAGGTTTAAACGCTCTGTTTGGACTTGAATATAAAAGATATGAGAACCAACATGCTGAAATTTTTGACACAGAAACTTCTGATCGAGCATTCGAAGAAGAAGTAATGTTATCAGGTTTTGGTAATGCTGCGGTAAAAGCTGAAGGTACTGGCGTGTCGTATGACCAAGCGCAAGAAACTTTCACTGCTAGATACACTCACAACACTATAGCTCTTGCATTCGCAATCACTGAAGAAGCGATTGAGGACAATTTGTATGACAGACTAGCGTCTAGATATACAAAAGCATTAGCAAGATCTATGGCGAACACTAAACAAGTAACTGCTGCAAACGTTCTGAACAACGGTTTCACAGCTGCTTATGTTGGTGGTGATGGATCTACTTTGTTCTCAACAACGCATGCTACTATTGCTGGTTCATTCAGCAATACATTAGCTACGCAAGCTGACTTAAACGAAACTTCATTAGAACAAGCATTGATTGATATCGCTGCTTTAACTGATGAAAGAGGTTTAAAAATTGCTGCTCAAGGAGTAAAATTAATTATTCCTTCTGCTAACCAATTTACAGCTGCTAGATTAATGGAATCTGCAGGCAGAGTTGGAACAGCTGATAACGATATCAACGCAATTAGAAACAGAGGAATGATTCCACAAGGTTATGTGGTTAACAATTTCTTAACTGATCCTGATGCGTTCTATATTAAGACAGATGTACCTAATGGTATGAAGTATTTTGAAAGATCTCCGATTAGAACTTCTATGGAGGGAGATTTCGAAACAGGTAACGTTAGATACAAAGCTAGAGAAAGATACAGCTTCGGTTGGTCAGACCCAAGAGGTATTTTCGGTTCTCAAGGAGCTTAAGACCTTTATTTTACAAGGCGGGCTTGACTCGCCTTGTAAATCATTATAAAAACATCTGTGAGAAGATGAAAATTTACATAATAAAATTATTCTTTAACGGAGTTAAAATCCAATTTACATTGGAATCCGAACCCATAAATACTACAGAATCTTTACATCAGAAAGTACTTGACTTTCTGGGAAAAATCAGTAAAGAGCAACTAGAGAAATTAATTAGTCATAAACAGATTAGTAATTTCTCTTATATAACCTATGAGGAGGTTGAGCGTGACATCATTGTCCCAATCACTTCTGGCCAAGAAAATAGACTTGGAGTCACAGTGGAACAAGTCTTATCTTGAACAGGGTAGACTAACGACTGATATGCAGTGGTTAGAAGTAGAGTTGAAGGAAGTCAAAAGACAAATTCTTCAACAGGATCTTGAAGCAGCTAGACAACAAAATAACGTTGTTTTAAGCGAAGAAGAAGATCCAGCATTTATAGCTAGTTAAACTAGTTATATAATTGTAATAAAAGGGAGAGAAACATAAGCCACCCCTTGCTCTTTTCAAAAAATTAAGCTATATTTCAATAACTATACATTAACATCTGATGTAGACGCGTATAGTCGATAAGCCTAATAACTACATTGGATTATTTAGGAGGATAAAAAAATGGCAACAAGAAGTACATTTCAAGGAATAATAAGAACATACGGCGGACAAGACAAGAGTTCAGGTGTAACACCTGCTCCAGTTATTGTTGGCGAAGTTGTAAGTTTCTTATCATCAACTGCAACAGCAACAGCTTTAAGAGTTGGTGTTAGTGCATCAGCTGGAACAGTGTTTGTTCTACCACAAGGTGCTGTACCAATTTCTTTAGCAGTTATAACACCATCTAGTGGTGCTACATCAACTGTTGATATTGGATCTGCTGCTAATTCAACTGCATTCGCAGAAGAACTAGTTTCAGGAACTGCAGGTGTTAAAGTGTTATCAGGAGCTGGAGTAACAGGAGTTGGAATTACAGCTAACACTACAGTTTACGCAAATGTTGGTTCAACAGCAGGAACAGGAACAGTTACAGGCATATTTACATATGCTATAGTTGACGCTGGATTACCTGGTGAAATAGGACCAGCTTAATTAATTTTTTTAATAGAGCTCCTTCGGGAGCTCTATTATTAATAAGGAGAAATTATGAAGTCAGATGTAAAACCAGTCGTTACAAGTTCTACAAGTGCAGTTTTATTCACAGGTCCAACAAGACTTCGTGGATTTATGATTCAATCAACTGGAAGTTCTGGATCAGCAATTATTAATGGTTTAGTGAATGCTACAACTGTTAGTTCTTCAACTAATACACAAGTTTATATTCCAGTAACAGTTGGTGCAAACCAAACTGAAACTTTAAATCTTCCAGAAGATGGAGTTTTATATGCTACAAGAAATGGTGTAGCTATAGTTGATGGAATTGGTGTAACAGCAAATAGTAGTGCATTAACTATTACGTTATTTATAGATAAATAGGAGAGTAGATGACTACCTCTGGAACTACCTCATTCAATCTTGAATTAGATGAGCTTTTTGATGAAGCTTATGGACGAGTAGGTATTGGAGGAACTAGATCAGGATTTCATTTAAGAGCAGCAAGAAGAAATCTTAATATTTTATTATCTGAATGGGATAATAGAGGTGTTCATTTATGGAAGGTTAAATTAGCCACGATCCCTTTAGTATTAGGACAAGCTGAATATAACTATATTACTGATCCAACAAATTATCCAAGCGATATTAATGATGTATTAGAGGCTTATATTAGAAATAATACTTCACCTAATGCTTCATTACCAACAGATACTTCATTAACTAAAATAGATAGATCTGCATATGCAGCTTTACCTAATAAATTATCTCAAGGAACACCATCACAGTATTATGTTCAAAGAACATATCAACCAAGTATATTTTTATATCAAACACCAGGACCTGGATTTTCTAGCCAAAGCACACCAAGCAATTATCAATTAAGATTTTATTATCTTGCAAGAATTGAAGATGCTGGAAAATATACAAATACACCAGATGTTGTATTTAGATTTTTACCGGCTTTAACTTCAGGTTTAGCTTATTATTTAAGTATTACTTACAAACCAGAAAAAGCTGATATGTTAAAAATGATGTACGAAGATGAACTGATGAGAGCTTTACAAGAAGATGGTCAAAGAACTTCTACATTCATATCTCCTAAAACATATTATGGAGAAGGCATCTAATGACTTCTTTTGCCACAGGTAAGAAGTCTTATGCCATATCAGACAGATCGGGCCAACGATTCCCGTACGACGAAATGGTAACCGAGTGGAATGGATCATTTGTTCATTACACAGAATACGAACCTAAACAACCACAACTTGAACCAAAGATACCAGGCAACGATCCGCAAGGCTTGCAAGACGCACGACCAGATCGCGTAGAACCACAATCTTTTGTATTACTACAATACAATCCATTATTAGCAACAGCAGGTAGTTCAACAATCGTTGTTAATGAACCTGGTCATGAAAAATCAACAGGAAATAAAATTGTATTTACAGATGTGGTAGCAGGAAATGGATTTACAAATGCTTTATTAAATACAACAGTTGCTTTTACATTAACTGTTGTTAATTCAAATCAATATAGTGTTAATGCAAATACTGTTGCAACAACTGGTGGATTATTCGGAGGACCACAAGTTTCTGTAACTCAATCTCCAATTCCATTACCTAATAATGCATTTAGAACAACGGTTGGAAGTTCTACAATCAATGTAAGTGAACCAAGTCATGGTAAAGTCACAGGAAATACAGTTAGATTTTACAATGTAACTGTGATTAATGCATTTCTATCAACTTCAGGATTTCAACAAACAGTATTAACAACTTCAACAGGATATAGTATAACAGTTGTTAACGCAGATAATTATACCTTTAATGCATCGTCAGGAACTGGAACTTTTGACACATTAATTGGTGGAGGAAACGCAACAGTAGAAACTTTATAATATGGCACTTACGTATTCACAATTAGTAACTCAAATTAGAAACTACACAGAAGTAGATAGTAATGGATTATCTGATTCTACAGTTTCTGTAATTGTTCAAAATACAGAAAATAGAATTTTTAGAGAATTAAATATTGATGCT